TTGGGATTCTTGAGTACCTTGGGATTCTTGAGTACCTTGGGATTCTTGAGTACCTTGGGATTCTTGAGTACCTTGGGATTCTTGAGTACCTTGGGATTCTTGAGTACCTTGGGATTCTTGAGTACCTCGGGATTCTTGCGTACCTTGAGATTTGCCAAGGTATTGTGTATAAAAATAAATAAACACTATAATACAAAAAACTATACCGCTGGTTATCAACATAAAAATATGTTTGTCATTTATCTTCATATATATTAATCACTATAAATAATATTATCTTCTATGTTTAGGAATATGAAAAATCATATTGTCGATATTATATGACTGGTGCTATAATGCAACTAGTTGCCTATGGTGCTCAGGACATTTACCTAACAGGCAACCCTATGATAACATACTTTAAAACTATATATCGACGCCATACTAATTTTGCTATTGAACTTATTGAACAATCATTTAATGGTCGAGTTGATTTCGGGAGAAATTTATCAGCTGTTATAAGTCGCAATGGGGATCTAATATCAAATGCTGTAATATCTGCTACAATACCGACATTAGTATCAGCTGACTCTACATCTGTTTTAAGATGGACAGATAATATTGGACATCATCTGATTAAAACAGTAGGTATAGAGATAGGAGGACAACTTATAGATCAACATTTTGGAGATTGGCTTGATATCTGGGCTCAATTAACAGTATCTGCAGAACATAAAGATGGTTATTATACAATGATAGGTCAAGGGGAAGTAGATATGTTAGGACGTCCTACTGGATTGCAGAAGGATATAGAAGGTAGTCATACAGAAGGTACAACTATCTTTGTTCCTTTACAATTTTGGTTCTGTCGTAATTATGGCCTAGCCTTGCCGTTAATAGCATTATCGTATCATGAAGTTAAAATTAATGTACAATTTGCAAAGGTTGAAGAATTAATAAGAAGCGGTGGGATTGAGGTAAGAGATATAGCTCTTACTGCAAAATTATGGATAGAATATATTTATTTGGATACAGATGAACGTCGTAGGTTTGCACAAACATCTCATGAATATCTGATTGAACAAGTACAAAGGAATACAGAGATAATTACAGCATCAAATTCTCGTGCATCACCTAATACAGATTCTATATCACTTAATTTTAAACACCCTATTAAAGAATTAATATGGGTTGTACAACCCATTGAATATATAACTGGATTGGATAGACAACCATCAAATTATACCTCAATTCAAGCACCGTTACCAGTAGATGCGGTCTCTAGCACTAGTGCCAATACAGGAATATCTGATAATTATCCCATTATTGGAACAAGTTTAACAGAATTAGGCTTACAGGCAATAAGAGATAATACAATCTTACGTGACATTACAAATCAAAGTTGTTCAAGACCACCTGGCTCTAAGAACCCTGTTATTAGAGCAAAACTTAAATTAAACGGAAACGATCGTTTTGCTGTAAGAAAGGGAACATATTTCAATTGGATGCAACCAAGAGACCATCATACTTGCATACCAGACAGTCCAGGTATTAATGTATATAGCTTTTCTCTTATACCTGAAAAACATCAACCCAGTGGTACCTGTAATTTTTCACGTATCAATACTGCCTGCTTGATATTATCTACCGCTGTATTAACATCTAGAACAGAAAACGTTAACTTATCTTATCCTGGAATAGGAAGTTCTAATCCTTTAATAAGCTCTAAATGCCAATGTCGAATCTATGCCATTAATTATAATGTGTTACGTATAATGCAGGGAATGAGCGGATTAGCTTATAGATATTGATAATATTGACTATGGTTCATCTAGCATCACTAATTATATTACCAATTAGTCTTATTAAATGGAATCCTAGTTTTAAATATTTTGTTAATATGTTTAAAGAACAAACAATAGAATATATATTAAAAATAACCCCATTTTCCGTACCTAAAAAGAATAATCATTGCAGGAATATACTATCCATGTCAAAAAGGTTCAGGATGGGCAGATGGGTTGTTGCAGAAATTAAACTATAATAACAACCCAGAGAAACTACAAACAATTATTGATATGATTTATATGTGTGCAACAAAGGAAATAAAGCATAAAAATATTACTACTGTTTCTTTGACACGTGTATTAGATTCAACTGATCATAGAGATTATATTGAAAGAGTAGAGCCAAGTTCCAGAGGTGGACAGAAAATGGCTCTAATCTAAATAATGCTAATCAAAATAATGCTAATCAAAATTTTGATAAGATGTTCAATGAACATCCAATCAATAACGATAATAGTAAAAGTAAAGTAATGGTTTATGATAAAAATACAGAACAACATGTTGACACAGAATGTCATAGATGGCATAAGAGTTATATGCATACTCCCAAGTTCGATAGTACTATTAAGAAAAGCTATATGTTTTCAGGAGAGCAACGTAATGAGATTGGAGAGGAATTACCTGATATATTTAAACCATATTTTGAAGCTGTAAAGAAAGAAACTGATACTATTTTTAACCAAGTAGTAATAAATTGGTATTATAAAGATCATGACTATATACCAATGCACAGTGATTGGACAGATGGTTTAGTTAAAGATTCTACTATTGCTGTATTAACCTTTAATGAATTTGTTAATGAAGATGATATAAATTTAAGAACATTTTCTATGGTACCAAGAGACGATAGTATAGTAAAGGGGATAAAATTATCTATTCCGTTACGTCATGGTTTATTAATATCAATGTGCGGTGATTGCCAAAAGACTCACCGACATGGAGTGGATCAAGTAAACAGTAATAGTAGGAGAATCTCAATGACTTTCAGAAATTATAAATAAGAAATACGACTGATAATATTTAATCTATTAAAATATGTCATATAACATTAAAATAGCATTATATGAAATATGTGGTAAAAAGACCAGTTGACTAAAAAATGGATCATCTTAGAGAGTACGTGAATCATATATCTCATTTAATACATCATAAACAGGCGTGACTGAACTATCATTTTTTAAACTACCCATCAATGAACCATACACAGCACGTTTTTGGGTGTTCTTTAACCGTCTTTTGAGAAAGTCAATAAATTTTTGCTTTGTTAAATTAATTTTAAGAGAACTTTGATATCGCTTCATAAGTGCTTTAGCAGTCTTTAGTGCGGTGTCATCAAATTTTGTTGTCATAAACCTTAAGAAATTGTAGGTTCCTGTTTTACCAAGAGTTTGTCCCCCTTCTTCTTCATATCTTCGTTCAGCTCCCCCAACTTGTCCGCGATTTAGATAAAAAAAAGCCATTAAAGCCATTACAGCTATTGAAAGAATAATTCCAGCTACGTACATTTTATTCATATAAACTATAATTAAATTAAATTTATAAATTTAATTAAATTTATAAATTTAATTTATATCAGATTAATATATTAAAATATTAATCTGTTATATTTGATTAATAAAAACAGTTCTTAAATTAATATGTATAAAGGTAAAGATTGTAAATAGCTAAAATTATTTATTAATTTATGGTTCGTTAGATAGAAAAACTTATCCACATGAAGTAGATCATAAGTAATAGTAAATAGATTAGAATATGTCATAAATATTATTTTATACTACGTCTCACTTTAGCAATTTGTGATTGTAACCAAGTATTCAATTCTTTGCTGACAACCCACCACGAGTCGGCTCCACCACCACTAACAGCCTCCCCATTAGATTCATAAAAATAACCAACGCGTCTTTCTGTACCAATTAGCACATCGTTGTCACGTTCAGTGAGCATTTCATGTTCATTTGACAATATTTCTATAACGTTATGTTCTTGTGGTATAACAACATACATAAAAGTGTCTTTATTTTCAGCAATTTTTATTGCTTGGTCCATTGTTAAATAAACCTTATTAGGAGGCATCATATCAAATATATGTTCTGTATCGTTATAGCCTTGTGCATGACCGTTTAGTATAGATAGATATAAACTATCGTATTCCTCTACTAATATTTTGGACTTATCTACTAAAGAAATATTAGATTTAATTACGGTAGGTTTAGGTAAAATTGTATTGTATACTGGTGGAGGCACTATTCCGGATATCTTAGGTTTTGTCATAATACTATGTATTTCAGAAATTTGTGTTCGTAACCAAGTATTCAATTCTTTACTGACAACCCACCAAGAGTCACCTCTGCTTCCACTAACAGCCTCGCCATTAGATTCATAAAAATATCCAACTTTTCTTTTAGTGCCAGTTAAACGATCATTGTCTCTATTTTCAAACATATTGTGCCTATCTGTCAATATTTCTATTTTACGATGGTCTTGTGGTACAACAACATGAATCTCATAATTGTCAATTTCATATATTTTTTTAACCTGGTCTATAGTTAAATAAACATTGTCAGGTGGTATATTATCTATTATTGATGTAATATCATATAAAACCGAACCAGATAATATATCATCAAGTAAGTCATGATATTGTTTTAGTAAAAGATGTGACTCTTTTAATACACTTGGATTAAACTTTGATTTAGCCGGTCTAATGACTTTCAAAGGTCTAACGACTTTCAAAGGTCTAACTGGTTTAACTGGTTTAACTGATTTAACTGATTTAACTGATTTAACTGATTTAACTGGTTTAACTGGTTTAACTGATTTAACTGGTTTAACTGATTTAACAGTACTTTTTTTATTAAGTAATTGTATTCCTATAGCCCCACTTTTTAATACCCATCTACCTGTTTCAGGATTACATATATGATGTATAGATTTAGCATTTTTACTTTTACTACTACATTGTTTAGACATTTATGTATATATATATAAAATAAATCCTCGAAAAAAGTGACTTGTGTGGTAGTGTTAACCATGACCAACTTTATCATCCACCCACATCTACTCATCGGCAAAGAATGGCAAATAGTCCATAAAGCACCTCTTAGACGAAGACGTAAATTTTTTATGGCATTGCATTTATATCCGTACGGACATACAGGAAATAACGACACAGAACACTATAAATATCCATCCTTTATGAAAATGGATAATAAGAGAATAATTAAAAAATTCAAACCTTACAAAGACCTTAGATTCGAAGCTCATCCTGATTACCTAGTTCTAGGTGATATTGAAACGAAAATACCAGATCTTTCAGATGACCATCTCAGGAGTTTTTTGTATGGTGCTCGTATATTCACAGATAATGAAAATACTACTGAACATCTGGACTCTATGACTAGAGACGAGATGATGGAACTGATGAACCAATATGGTTTCAGTACAGAGAAAGAAACAAGTCTAATATTTGGTTGAATAACTATAATCAATAAAAAAAGAACTATCAATTCTTTGTGAAAACTAATTTAAATAAGAAGAGAGACTTACACGTAAAATAATATTGAGAACAATTAGTTGTATGAAACCCAATTAATATAATATAATTTAATATTATATATGGAATATATGAAATCATTAAATAACAAGGATTCCACAATTGGAAATAATTCAGGGATTCATGAAATGTATAGTTGTGGACGCAATACAACTAACGGTTCCAAACTGTCTAATATACTTGGAATGGTGGTAATTATTACATTGATGAGTTTTCTAGTATATCGTTTCATCTCACGACCCGACAAAGTGTCTGTTTCAAAGGTTCTTGATTTTGCGACCGAAAATGATGTATTTAAAATGTTTATAAGTTTACTATTATTAACAAATATTAAAACTCTATCTAATAGTCTGATCTCAAATATCATTCTTCCATTAGTGAAACCAGTTTTACCATTTTTAACCTGTAGTTTAAGGGTTAAAATAGGGTTATTTGATCTTAATATTGGCGAATTTGTTTCAGATGTTCTTGTTTTTGCATTAAATATATATATAATATATTTTGTGTTTGCAGTTGTATATTAAATTATAATAAACACTTTTCTATTGCTTCGAAATCAGTTTTATATTTTTTTTTCCGTGAACTGGATTTTAAAGCCTTGGCTGCAATCCGTTTCTGTAATTCTTTAGGATTATTTCTTAGTTTAATGACTTCATCATTAAACATTTTTAGTTTCGGACCCATCTCCTTAATCCACATTGGATCCCGTTTAATTCGTCTGCATAAATAATCAGCCATTGTCCAATAAATACTACGTATATATAATTTTGTTGAATGAGTTGCTATGGAATCTGTTCTATCACATTCCCATTGTTGAAGAGTTTTAATACAATCACCAATTTTCGAATATTCATATTCCATCTTTTGTTTTAAAGTATTCCAACTCTCTATTATAATTCCCATCTTTGATATATTTTCTGTGCAATTTATCAAAGCTTGTTGAAAGTTACTATGTTCTGAATATTTAACTTCTATAAAGTCAGTTTCATGTAACTGTAAACATTCCATTTGGTGTTGCATTTGGTGATAATATTCTTTTTTTACATTTTCTGGATCGGGGTGTCGTCCAACTAATGTTTTTATTTCAATATTTATCAACCTATTTGTTACTCCATCAGTAGAAGCAGCGAGAAAGTAATATTCTGGATCGATGTTAGGTATAAGATTAAATGCCCATATTTTACCGTTATTTACATAACCATAATAAAGATTTGTAACTTCTTCAAAGATGTTACCCTGTGCTGTATAATATCCACCAAAAAACGAACGATATTTACCATTAGATGCTTTCTCAAGTATATTGTTTTCACGAGCACTAGGACCCATTAAACCCGCACAGGCAGCTGAAATACTAGCAGTAATATACTTTAAACGTTCATTTAGCCATTGTTCTGTTCCTTGTTCGCCTTTAAGTTCCCTTTCATGGAACTCATTAAGTCTACAAACAATTGGTCCAGAAGGAATTATTGTAGGTAATAACGATTTTACAGCATCACGTGACCATTTTTCTATTAACAAAGGCCCTAATTTTTCCGTTATAATATCACATAATGAAATAAGTTCGATATATTCGTATTCTGTTAAAAAAGACGCCCGCAAGTACTCAGAGTACCACGTATTTAATATATTATGTATATGATGCATATATACATAGACATTACAGATCAATTTAATTAAATGTCTGAACCAATTGTAAGTTTAAGATATAGACCTCATAAAGATGCTATAATAGCAGATTATCGTAATATTAAGCATATATTTAAAGCACATGCAAGCGGTCTAGTAAAGTTCGCCTTACGTAAAGATGTTCGTGCGTTAGAATATATTGACGATCAGCGAACAAAATATGTATTATATTGCAATGAGGAAAGATCTATTATATCTGCTCCCTAATCAGAGATCCGTCAAGGTACATTGATAATTTTAAATTTCTGTTTCCTTTGTTAACGCCAAAGCAACAAAAAGAATTGATGGTATCTGACGAAGCCATCATGAAAAATTTTCATGATCTCATAAGTCCCACTAGTGAACAATATTATAGAATTGCTCATCTGATACATATCCAATATGTGCCTATCGCCTTTAGAACAGAGAAACTTATTAAATCTGTATTAGAACAAGACTTTGTAAAAAAATTATAAATACCTTACAATAGAACAACGAGAATCTTTAGCACAAATAGCTATTGATACTGACCTATCATTAATGATATATTCCAAACAATGATAGAACTTTAAAGTTGATGATACCCTATATTAGCCCTGGTCATAACCTATGGAATTCAATATCTGAAATAGATAGGGCTAATTATATGAGACTACATCCCGGAGCCATTTCATTTAGTGTTGAAGTTTCTTATGTTTTTATTTAGAATTTGTGGTCTGTATTTAATGGGATCTAAGCTGATGTTTTTTGTATAAAAATAGATACCTCTAATAAGGAATCCCATTCAACAATTGAATTATCATGTAACTGTGCTATAACTTTACCATCATCACTCATTGTTGTAGTTTTCACCTGGTCTTTTAGCTGCATAGTACTATTTAATACATTTGTCAAAAACTTGTTATACTCTTCCTTTGATTCTTTAGAAGGACCAGTATAAAGTTCCTTGTCCTTATTTTTTAATTGACGATATAAAGCTGGTGGCAGATACTCTATATACCACATCAATTCTTTTGTCCTAGATTCCACTTGCCTTAATTTTTTTCCATAAATAGAACACGAGGAAAGCAAGAATTTCCGTCTACATTATAGCATCCATCGGTAACATCAAGTACTACTTGTGTAATTTTTCCGTTAGGAAATACAATTTTTGAGTCTAATGTATCTGACATATATTATATATATGTAATTTTTTTAGTATTTACAATCATTAATATGATTTACAATCATTTATATGATTAAACTAGTACGCGAAAATTGATCTCATGTGAAAATGTAACATGAATAATTTAACTTTATGTGACAGAGTTCACAATGCATTAAAAATAAATATTAGTGATAAAGCTGAACTTAATACATTATTACAGGATTTAGCAAGAGAAAAAGAAACAGAAGCTTTAGTACGTATATGGGATACTAAAAAAAATACGGAAATTGATAAAGAAACAATGTTAGCAATCACCGAATTGCATAATATGGGAAAAGGGAAAATTCCACATGGAACGATTGATATTCCATATGATCGTCCTAGATTAGCTCCATCAAGACGATTACATAAGATATGTAAGGGATATCTATTACATACCCGTAGCGAGGCAGCTAAACAATATATTATTGCTGCTATTTTATATGTAGACTCGCATCCAGAATATGCTGAATTAAAGAAAGGTGAACAAATCAAGGTTATTAGAAATTATTTAAAAATACCCAATGACACTGCGCGTGGATTAGTAACTAAGCTTAAACATAAAAGAGTAATATAAATATTTAGATAATTTGTATAAAATTGATGTATAGATGTATTATTAATTATGTATAAATTAGATAATTATTTATATTACTTTGACAAATATCAAAAATTATATGGTAATAAAATTGTCATATTTTACCAAATTGGTAAATTTTATGAACTATATGGTATTGATAATGAACATGAACATGTTGGTAATGTTGCAGAGATAGCAGATTTATTGAATATTAAGCTTACACGATGCAAGACTGCTATATTAGAAAACAACCGCGATAATCCTCTTATGGCTGGATTTAATTGTGTATCAGTTGATGTTAATACAGACAGACTGGTAAATTATGGATATACTGTAGTTGTAGTTGACCAAACTACAAAATCTAATGGAAAGACACCATGTAAACGCGATGTAGTATATATAAAAAGTCCAGGTACCACAATAAATATGTCATCTGCCAGAGACCCGTATTTAGTTGCAGTGTATGTAACTTCAATGTACGAACGTGAAAGTAAAAAATATTATGAATATTTTGGTATGACCGCAATCGATATAACAACAGGTAAATCCTATTGGTATGAAACCAATTCATATTCAGGTGACCCAAACTTGGCTATTGATGATCTAACGCGATTCCTTCAGACTTTTAGTCCAGTAGAAATTATTATTGTTAAAAGTTCTAAAAACAAAGAAACAATAATATCCGTAGATCAGATAAACAAATGGGGATTTACCTTATCTAATATAGATAACACAGATAGTCTGAATTGCTGTGATATAATAAACAACATTAAACCTGTAGTTCATATGAATTATTCTGGGTTTTCGTCATCAAATATTGATTCATCTAAAGTTGAAACAATATCTTTTCAAGAACAATATTTATCTGAATTCTATGAGATACGGCATAGTGCGTTGGACGAACTTGGTCTACAGCGTAATCCGATGGCAGCAACTGCTTTAGTATATCTTCTTAAATTCTGTGCTGATCATAATAAGGCCTTGTTAACACATATGGAATACCCTCAGCCCTGGTCTAATAGTAAAACAATGTCATTAGAAACAAGTTGCGTGTTTCAGTTGAATATTATTGAAAGTTATTATGAACAAGTAAAGCAAAATTCTATATGTTCTATGTTAAAAAAATCAATCAATACACATATGGGTTATAGGTTACTTCGTCATAGACTATTAAATTGTAGTATATGTCCTGAAGAACTGCATAAAAGATATAATTATATAGAAACTTTACAAAATCATAAGTCATTGAACAACTTTCAATGTAAACTTAAAAAAATACGAGATTTAGATAGATTACATAGAAAAGTAATATTAACCACGTTAACACCATCTGAGTTATATATAACTGAGCAATGCTATATTGCAATTGATGATATATTAACTGAATTATGTGAAATACCTTTATATGAAGAATTGTGCAAACCAAGTCTTGAATTTATAAAAGCCTATCGCAAAATATATTTAGATATTATGAATATTAATGGAGCAGGAACGTGTACTATTCTAGAGAATTTACATAGTTCGATATTTAATAGAGGATATAATTCTAAGATAGATGAATTATCAGATAAATTGGATACATATGAACGTATAAAGGAAATAACATGTGAACACTTGTCAAATATAATTACATTCGGTTCTAATTGTTGTGTATATAGAGAAAGCGAAGATAATTGTTGCATTTCTATAACGAAATCGCAGTACAAAAAATTAATGACGAATTTTAAAGAGTGTAGTTTTGTAGTGGATAAAACATCATATACAATAACAAAGGATGATTTTATTTCTGATACCCGTAATAAATCAAATGTTAAAATATCTGTAAACTTACTTGATGATTTATTTATTTTAAAAATAGATACAGTAAAGGCACTAAAAGAACAAAGTACACAAGCGTATTTTGAATTGTTGAAGACTTTAACGGTACATAAGAGAAAATGTACTGAATTATCTAATATAGTTGGACAAATAGACTTATATATTAGCATGGCATATCATGCTACCAAATATAATTATTGTAAGCCAGAAATACCACACTTTGAAAATAACAATAGTATGGATAACAATAGTATAGATAACAATAGTATAGATATGGATAACAATAGTTGGGTTAATGTAGTAGAATTACGTCATCCAACAGTAGAACATAATATACAATTTGTACCACAAAATTTATCACTGGGAGAAGACATTGATAACGTAGGGGAACCTGATGGTATATTACTATATGGGGTAAATCAAAGCGGGAAAAGTTGCACAATGAAGTCTTTAGGTGTAGCAATTATCATGGCGCAAGCTGGATTATATGTAGCTGCAACAAAATTCAGGTATTATCCATTTAAGAAATTAATGACACGTATATTGGGTAATGATAATCTTGATAAGGGGTTATCTGCATATACGGTAGAAATGACAGAATTAAATAGTATTCTTACAAGGTCTGATAAAAACACTATTATATTAGGTGACGAGATATGCCGTGGAACTGAATCAGCTTCAGCCGTTAGTTTAGTATCAGCATCAATTATGCATTTATCTAATAAAAAGGCGAAATTTATTTTTGCGACTCATTTACATGAATTATCACAAATGTCAGAGATAACAGAAATAGACACGGTAAAACAGTATCATTTAACAGTTAGTCATGATGATGAAACAGATAAAATTATATATGATAGAGCATTGGAGCCTGGTTCAGGAAAATGTTTATATGGTTTGGAAGTGGCAAAACACTTAAAATTGCCCATGAATGTTTTAAATCAAGCCTATAATATAAGAGATAAATATTATTCAGACAAACATGCCAATATAAGTAATACAGGAACAAAGGTTAGTAATTATAATTCTGATAGGATTATAAATAAATGCGCAATTAAAGAATGTCAAACATCAGCACAACATACTCATCATATTAGGTATCAATCTGAAGCTGATGCAAATGACTATGTTACCGTGTCTATGCATAAAAATAATAAGGTAAATTTAGTAGGGTTATGTGAAACTCATCATAAAGAAGTTCATAATGGAAATAACGGTAAACAATTAGTGATTTATGGCTACCAGAGTAACTCTACAACATTAAATTATACACAAAGAACTTTGATAAAAAGTCTTTTATGATTATCTATTATCTATTATCTATTATTTATTACATTGTATAATATCCGTTGTTTTTAAATAATTGTTATATTTGGCATGTGATTCTATTGGGAAATCATTGATTGAAATCGTTGATTTTTTTAATGATTTTACCTGTTCTATAAGCTCATCTGTAATTTCGTCATTAGTTCCTATATTGTCCAATGTCTTACATTGTTCAGAAATACTAGTATGTTTTCTATTTAATTCTTCTATGCATTTTTTTGTTGGAGGGCATTTCTTGCTTCTTAATTCTTCCAGCTCTGATTTATATTTTTTTACATCATTATGTAATTTATCAAACTCTTTGCGCACTGACTCAAGTTTATTATTATACTCATCCGATAGACCAGTTTCGTTACTAAGTAGTTTTAGATGCGTTTTAATATTTTTCTGTTTTTTCTTCATAGCCCGATTATATACTGCTACGGGTATATTATAACAGTGTTTATTGAAGTCATTTATAAGTTTTTTAGATAGTTTTATTGCCTTTTGTTTTGAGTCGTTATCATGATGCATTTTAACGAAATATCTTGCTTTCTTGATATCGGTAAGATATTTAGAACAATTATCTTTGTAATGATGATCTTTTACTAATTTTATTTGCCATAGACCGGTATTATCAATTTTTTGACTTCCTGCTACTGTATTAACCTTTGTACCTCTGTGTTTTTTAGTTTTATGATGTTTTCCTGTTAGTTCTATATAATTATCTGTTGTCAAATGCTTAATTCTAATATTACTATTAATATCAATATAATTACCAATTTCTATGCCATGTTTACCATTATGTTTACCATTATGTTTACCATTATGTTTACCGCTATGTTTGCCGCTATGTTTGTCGCTATGTTTACCGCTATGTTTACCGCTATGTTTACCGCTGTGTTTACCGCTATGTTTACCACTAATATTACTATGTTGTTGGTTATTAAACGTCCATAAACTGTCATTAACCTCATCATGTTTATGATATAATGATAACAATTTGTGATTGCTGTTAGGTGAATGCCTATTGACATTAAGTGCTAAAGAGGCACCTGTTTGTACGTTTATTAACTTAACGGTATCTCCATTAATAACTGGTTCTCCATTCTTAATTGTATTATCAGTTGAATGTACTTTCCATATTGATTCCGGATTAGTATCGCTGTGATGGCCTATCACTTGCCACATATCCGGTCTTTTATCAGTTAGATGCCAATAGGGATTATTAGAACCAGTAATGTATTTTTTGCTATATTGATTCCATAACTTAATTTTAGCACCATAATGTAAAATATCATGCTTTCTTGAATTTTTAGTAACATGTGAACCATGTTTAAGTTTATATCTCGGTGCATTGTGCAACCATGTAGCATATGCATCAATAGGTATTTTTTTTACCTTTTCGAGAATTTGACAAGACTTATGTATTACTTTATTTTTGGGTTTATGTCCATCCTTATGAGACTCGACTTTATATATATGTTTTGTTTTCTTGTGTACAACTAGTCCACGCTTTCCATCCTTTCCATCCTTTCCATCCTTTTGCCATACAATATATTTACTACCATTGGGAATTTCTTCACCATATAATGTTTTAAAGAGTTGTTCAAACTCAATAATCCATGCACCACCATTACTATATGGTTTATCTAAATGCCCAAACTTTAAAAATTCAAATTGATCACAGCAATATATACTAGACTGACCATTATTTATGTCAGCGCTCTTGCAATTTATTGTAATTTTGTCATTTTCTAAGTCATCTGCCCATAAATCTACATTAAGTGCATTACTTGTAATCATACTAAACTTATCATGTGGAGTACTTGTCCATCCACATATTCTATTACCATAGCCGGATTGTTTAGCTGCATTTAATTGGTTTTTTGAACACACTATTTTACCAAATGAACTGCAAACTTTTTGCGCATCCGTGTAACTAGCCTTAGAAAGAGCTTTTCCTGGAGCAGGGTGATGTGATGGGGAAAATAAATAACCATCTTTTTTATACGATGTATTAACTTTTGTCCCAACAAATAGTTGAATTCCTCCATTTTTAATCATTAAATCATTAGGGTTGGAGTCTCCCCATATATCGGTACATACACTTATGTTATTAATATTTATATACTGGTGACAGTCACTAGTATTAACAGATGTTATATGTTTGTTTGGTTCATAATCACCTTCAAAGTTTTTACTGATAGCGATGGGTTTTACTATTTTTGTTATAGGTTTTTTTTCATCCTTATAACTAATTTTTGTTGAATCAATATGTTTTCTTTTCAAAGCAATCCAATATTTTCCATTTCCTGTTGCTAATAATACTTGACTAATACCATCTTGTAAATCCAATCTATTACCATCATGTGTACCACAGTATTTTTCTTTTTTATTCCATTTAATATTTGGACCTACGCAGTTATCACTGTCTGTTATAGCGTTACGATCTATTTTACTCCATTTCATATGATAGTTTCCAGGTCTTCCAAATTTATCATATGTTCCTGCACTATAATTGGAATCAAATTTGATTTCATTTACTCCATTATCTGCAGAAGAAACTAGCATATAAGCATGATTGGGACGCAGCGTAAAATTACAAAATACTTCTGTTTCTGTTGCTTTTTTAGTAGATTTTATCCAATACACACCGTTTGGAGGTGTTCCTAATTGATTAGCATTATAATGTTCTAATATATGTGCAGCAGATTTAGCTGGATTATCCTTTTTACCGAAATGTTCAGTTGCAACATTTAACGGCAAGGTCGATATATTGACTATAAATGATTTTTCATTCATTGTTATGATATTGTTTAATGTGGTACCTATTATATCCACTTTTTTGTCTGTAGTTGACTTAATTGTAATTGAAGATCGTAACACTGGGGTTATTATAGTTTTTCCTACTAATATGAAACCTATATACTGTCCTTTTTTATATGGAAGTTGCAACGCTACTGGTACGTTCAGTATATTGTCGCCAGATTTCTGTATCGTCATAGGATTCGTGCCTTTAATTACAAATACCCCATTTATACTTTTTTCCACAACTATGAAAACAATATCTCCTGGTGTATCAACAGTAACCTTCCAGTTAGTAATAGTTCCATCATTTATAAAGGGTTTATCAGCTAATACAAAGATATCGTTTAAATTCGGTTCAGTATTAGTGTCTGTTATTACAATAGGTAAGTGAATATTAGTGTCTTCGTCTACGCCACCAGCTCGTTGAATTATGCGTGTATTTTTCATACTCAATATTAATGCCCCTATTACTAATAGGGCTAATATTATATAATAGTCCATATAATATTGGTTCTTATATTTTTTCTTTAATAAAAACATGATAGTGTGAGAGTTCTAGTACAGATTGTACTATACGCGAGTTTGTAAAAATTATAAGATTCTCTATATTAGCATGATTAGAGAGTATATTCTTTTTAGCCTCACCAATAGTATATTTGTCCTTATGCCAGAAAAGATAATGTAATATATTATCTTTAATATGATAAGGAAAATCATTACGAATAAAATAGTAATCTTGTTTTTTTAATGTTTCTATAATATTAGATATTTTCATATTGGCTGTACCATCCGATAAGGCCATATGATATTTAGCTTTTATTTCATTTGTTCTATTAAAACTATAGTTAATATTATAGCTGTTATTGTATATTTTGAGATATTCCCATGATACAGGTAAATTTGAATCAAACTTATAATGTGGAATGATATTTTCTTTTTTGCATCCGAGATGCTTTAATAATTTTACACAGACTCGTTCTGATGTACAATAATGTACTTTTGGTTTAATCCCATTATGTACATCTCTATAAAATAATGAATGATGTTCACCGAACCCATCTCGTGTCAAAATAATTACGGTTTTCATATGCGCGACAGATAAATGAAAACCAATAAATGTTGATATAAAATGATCAACCGCATCTTTTCCAGAACATGGAATAATATGAGTAGATGTATATTTTTCCGCATGAGGATTATCATGGGCCACAAATTTCAGGATCGGTAATATTTTACCACTATGGCTCCATAAATTATGCAAATGTTCAAGTTTATTTATATTTTCATAATCAATAAGTACCGATATCTTATCTGTTTGAGGCATATTCAATGCATGTGTAAATAGATCAAATGGTTCATACTTATTGAGAATGATATTTTCAATATCATCAGAAGGGTCAATAGATTTTAATGCCATTTCCGCGGCAGATAAATCTGCCGCTATTTTTCGAGTACATTGATTACCTGTAATAGAAATATTATTATAGGTAACAGTACTATACCATAAATTAGATACTGGAATTCGGATCTGTTTATATGTAGGTAGTTCCGAATTTATCTTTTGGGCGTATTCTTGTAATGCATTTTTATAGTTAATATTACTCATTATTATTTATAATCCTTCACTTTCTATACTTGGTAAGTGTGCTGATATATCGGTGATATTTTTAATATCAAGTATATCTGTAATATTTCCATTATTGGTTACCTTATAGAATGTGGGAACGGAGGAAATTTTATTACTATGACTGAATAATCTGTTATCTGCCACATCAATAACATATATTGCTGCATTTGAATTATATAATTCCAAAACTTGGGCAGAAATTCTAATATATGAGGCTTTATTTATACAATGTGGACACGTTGGTGAATAAGCTTTTAAAATACCAGGCCCATGAAAATAATCCCTTTTAATTTTGTTTTTTATTAAACTTGCGTCATCTATTATATGTACACTATCATTTATAGTGTAAAGTGACCTATCATTTTGTAGATTCTGTGTATATCTAACGTTATCAACATGTTCCGGATGTTTATCTTTGAAATCATCGATAAGTTTTTCCATATAATATATGTATTAATATAATTTTAACAAATATTTGTTAAAATTATATTAACTATGAATTGGTTAAATAATATATAATTATTTTTACAAAGTTTGTATCTCTATCAAAATTTTCACCGTCTTAATCTTGTCCATATGCAGCAATCTCGTATGAATCCATAAAGTCTGGATCTTCTTCGATCTCAATTAAAACAAGTCCTCCAAATAGGTTTTCTACCACATCTGCAAATAACTTACTGTTATCTTGGTAATTATAATCGTAATAAGTATGTACTTCTGTATAAGAATAAGGTATTAACTCGTTTCCTAGATGATATTTTATAATATCATATGGACATATCATCTGAAGAAACGTTTTTAGATCTCTGCGATCTTCTGCTTCATTCTCGAAATCAACCTTTGAACCCTTACCCCAACTACCTGTTTCTATTGTAAGATCAGATAAACATATTGCATCGTAATCTTTTTCATCATGAGTTACGTTGTACCTATATGAAGGCACATTAACCTGAAAATTAAGTCCCCAGCGTGTACAACATCCGTCCCCAGCAGTAGTTATTTTATCTGATACACAGTCTACAGTGTTATATGGATTGAGAAGATAAACCTTCATATCATCCTTAATAATATTATTATTAAATCGAGGTATTTTCTCGATAAATTTATCCCATGTCATTATATGTGTCTCATGTATATACTTTATATATGAACATTTTTCCCGTGAATATTTATCATGTTGGTAGTAAATGTTCTGATAATAGGACCCCCTATTTTTCCTGCCGAACCGGGTAAAAACTGTTCGGATCCAGTTTATTGTTATGACTTCTATTGAAACCCATGAGGATATAATACTTGACATAAATTATATGTCAACTGATCTGACTAATTTGATTACGGGTAAGCTATCATTTACTGCCTTACAAGCCCTGGCTCTTACGAGTAAAATACACTTACAATTAGTAGGTGTTCATTGTAAACAGATGTACTTTCGTATGTGCAATGTTATTGGATCTAAAACTACCAAGGGAATGACAATTAAACAAGTAGTTGAAAGAGTGTATCATCTTAACAACTATGAAAATGGAGATGCATCCGGTATTATTATCAAGGATAGCTCGTGGATGAAGGGAAACAATGCAATCATGTACTACAGAGAAGGTCTAAATGAGTCAGGAATAGAGGCCGGGACGATAGATAAGGATTTACAAACTATCGGAGTTTATGATGTATATAACGTATCTAAAGTATTGCATCGTATGTTTAATTTGCCTGCACTTATTATAAAGGATTTCACAGGAACTGTTGTATTTGAAAAATGTGTTCAAAAAGGAATGAGTTATGATAATATTATGCAGTTAGACATTCGTAACACTATTTACTATGGGTCGAGAATTAGCTATATTCAACGAATACACAATACAAAACAGAAATTACATAATCTAACAGGACCTGCAGTTATTTATATAGAAGATGCGGGTGTTATTACATATGAATCATGGCATAAAAATGGTAAAATACATAGACCTTTAGATGCGGGTCCTGCATGTATAGAGAGGACCCGTTACGGACAAATAGATGATGAGTTATACTATACAAATAATAGACTAGTATAACTCCTCAAGAGTAAGTATGAACACAAGGAATGAACATATAAAAGAGTGTGTTAGTATAAGATTACGTAGAACATTATTTAAAGGCAAATCAGAATTTAAAGGGGTGGGGGATGAATAGACCTGAACTTTTAAAAATAGCTCAAACACATGGATATACTGGTCCTACAGATCACTCCTCCTCCTGATTATGATTGCTATGATAGACGTATCCCATCTAATGTGCCTCCAGGTACTTATGTAACAAGAAAACAACTGATAGATTATATAAAAGACAAGATTGTAAAAACTGTTAAGGTTACTAAGGTTACTAAGGTTATTAAGGTTACTAAACCCATTAAACCCCTTAAACCCATTAAACCCATTAAAACCATCATACATGTATGAAAATACTGTTAATTAATGTATAAACACTTCAAGTGTTCTAGCGTTCGGGTTTTTTGAGTTTATAGCCCTTTTACAATCAATTATATCAATAGTAAACCTTTTGTCAAGGGTAAAATATGACGTTACTAGAAGTGTGTTAGAATTGGACATAACAAAATCTATTTTAGTGTCCTTTAATTTAGTGCATTGTATGAATAATTCATGATGTTCTTTGAAACCATCTTTGATATAGGATGTAAATGATGTTTGTTTTTCAGGAACGTAGGGAGGATCTAGATAAACAAAATCCCCAGGCTGTGCCATAGATATAATATTCTGGAATTGAGAGGTAATAAATGTAACAGGTTTTAACAGTTTAGCCATATAATTAATATGAGATTCATTATAGATCTCAGGATTTTTATAGTTTCCATAGGGAACATTATACCCATTGGGTCCTTCTCTATATAAACCTCTAAATCCAGTTTTATTTAAAAATATTAATAGTGCAGCTAATTCATTATTATGCTGACCGGCCTTGTATGTTTTTGTAAGTTTATTATATCTATTTCTTTGCCAATAATAATAGCTTTCTCGTGAAAGCATTGCTTGTATAAGTGTAGTTGGTGACCGTTCTGTTTTTTTATCTGTTACATTTAATGAGGTAATTGATAAAAATTCACTTTTAAGAGCATTTAAATATGTTAATAATTCAGATGTTTCATTTTGAATGCAATTGTACATATTGATTAGGAATGCATTATTATCAGCAGCAATATAGTTTTCTATACTAATATTACCCCTTTGTGCTGAATCTAATAACATAAGTAAAACACTCCCGCCGCCCAGAAATGGTTCAATAAATGTTATTATCTTACGTGGTATAATGGCATTTATTTGATCTAATGATTGAGTTTTTCCTCCAACCCATTTTATCGCCGGAGATGTATACGAAGTGTTTGATGTGGCCCTATTAACTGTTTTTTTATTTATATGTTTTTTTATGGATGTTTTTATAATTATAGGTTTTTTTTTGCTATTCATTATTATTTTAAATATATCATTTTTATCTTATGTTTTCGGCATTTCTGGCTAAATATATATAAAATAAAATATGTAAAATAAGAACAATTATTGACGTTACAATAAAGGTGATTATACATGAAACTATACAATCTTTAAAACCACATTTAAAAGCTGTGTCGATCATATATTAAATATTATATAATATTAATATTATATATGTCAGTCGTACTTAAGTTATCAAATGGTACAAATAAAAGAGTATCATCAAAATTAATTCAAAGGGGTGGAAAAACTACGGAGGAAATAGATTCAATCTTAGATGATGACACTGCTACAATTCCATTGACATGGGAAAATAGACCAGATTCTAGTATAGAGGATGGAGGTAAGAGAGAAAAATGGGCATTTGAGAGTGACGGAGATTGGTACACACATTTAGAGATGACTCCTGATTATTTAATTGAGAAATGTAAAGAAAAAGGAATTACTGATGAAGAAACGTTGAATATGATAAGTGTGTGGGGAACAAAGCTTTATAAATTTGCACAAAAAAGAAAGATAACAGATGATGAAATATTAACATCAGATAGAAAATACGATAAAGATTTATCTGATGATTTACAGACAAGTATAAAAAATTATACAAAAGAATCAAAAGCGAAGGATAAAGAAGCATATCAAGGATGTACATTAGAATATAAAACCAAAGATCGACTTAAAACTAATGAACGTGCTTCGTGTCAACGACTCACATGTGACGAACGTAACATTATTTCTACGCAAGAAGATTTAGACATTTCTTTGCAAGATCCTGATATTAAAGAACAACAGAAACTACAGTACACCCGTTGCGGAGAAATTAATGAATTATGTAAATTAGGTTCAAGTGTAGTTCCAGTTGAATTTACCCTATCAAATTATGTCCATTTAAAAAACGGAGGGTGTGGAGATTGTCTGTTTATTGCAATAAATCATTATATGAAATTAGCAAAAAAATTAGCATCGAACTTTGAAGACAAAGGTGAAGATGGATTCTTTTATCCAAATAAACATGATATTGAAGATACAACAGTAATACCTCTTGATAAAAAGATAAAACCTGATCCTAAAGATGGCGGTGCTGCTGACGAACTAAGAAAAGCTGCTGTCCGTTGGCTAGAGGACAACCCTGATTTTTTAATTGAAACAGGGTCAACTATAAGACAAGATCTAGCATTTTCATTGCTTGTCAATGATATAAAGGCACCAGTTTTAAGTGTAACGAGCCATAAAACTTTGCTTACTAACTATATAAAAGATAACCCTCTTTTATTGGGAACGGATCAATTTAATGGGAAAAAACATATAGAAATACTAAAAAACATGATACAACAGGAACCACCTGAAGAGCTTATAGACGAATTTAATAAATTCATGGATTTTATGAATGAACAATATTTACAAAATATGAGTAAACAGACAACATATGGAGGAGAGCCTGAAATAAGAGCTTTATCCCAAGTATTAAATATAAATATGTTAATTGTTCAAAAGATGGGTAGTTCTTTAGTAACCAATGTTGGGGGCAGAGTAAATACAACAGACAGATATATGTTAATTTTACATAATACCGATGCAGGTGATTCTTCTAAATCGTTTAATCATTATGAAATCATGTTTCCTAATAAATATTTATGTCCTGTCAAAATAACGGTATCACGACCTAAAAAACCTACATTGCCTCCATTTTCTGCATTAAATGACATGGAAACAGATATAGTTAATAATGTATTATTAACATATTGTCCCCTTCGTAAGAAATCTAAATCATCTACTCCTAATGTATTACTTACCGCATATTATAAATGTATAAATGATACTCCAGTAGGCAGTGAAGACGGTAAAACTTTGATAAAATATTTCATGGAAATTATTAATATTATTGAAAACAAACGTATGTTGTTTATGACAAGTGCATTTATCATTAAGTATTTAAAAAATGTCGTGGATAAAGAAGAAGTTACTGATCTACTACAACTACTAATTATATCGATTGAATATATATTTAATACAGAAGATCCTACTTTATTATCTACGGCTGCTGCTGAATATATTTTACTTCATTTACAATCTGTTAAATCTTCTGATATAAAGATTAACATGATAATGGACATTATATCATTTTTAGGAGAACATTACGAACAAATAGATGAAGAGCGCCATGTGTACACAGAATATACCAATAATTCGCATATTATACTGAATAATGCTATAGTAGAGGCATATACTAACATGGATTCAATCGTGGCATTATCTAACGATACTACGGGTGAAGAAGATATACCGACATTAATAAAAAGTTTAACACCTCATATGGCTGAAAATACGAAATTTTTACCACGGTTACAGGCATGGGCTCAATTAAAACAAGATACTGCATTCGAGGATCTAGAACAAGAAGATAAAGAAATTATACGCGAATTCATAGATCATACATCACGATATATAATGCTAGCGAATACACAGGCATCTAACTTAGAAATAGATATCAAATATATTGGGCTACAACTTTCATTAAGTCCATCTTCTGTAGTGGAGGTGTTTACTACAAGTTTACAATTCTTGGATATAGAAATTGAAGGAGATGAAACGGGAGATGAAACGGGAGCGGGAGAAATTGAAGAAAAATACATGGGTTTATATTTACTGTTGAATGAATCCATGCCATCATATTTATATATTAATAATGATATGCTAGAAAAAATTGCAGAGATTTTAACAATGATGGATATGTCTATAAATCCAGATGATAGTGATGCTGATAATGAACTGTATTTATCTATTGCAAAATCAGTATTGGAAGCACCTCCGTAATTTAATTAAATATGAAATTAAATAATGAAATGTATTGGTACACTATTATATCTTTTTGGGCCGACCATTTAGATGGTGGCAGCAATATACTTTGGTATATACGTAAAGTACATAATTGTATTACACTTAGCCCCTTTTTGACAGAGGATGAAATATATAATCGTAAATTACAATTACAATATGTACTAAAACGTTCCAAGAATTTTCTATCATATTCAAATATGGAATTATCTAATTGTACATTACATATGTACAATTATATGTGGGCTTATAACATGGTTAAACATGACATTGTCCTATGTGGAAAAATTAAAGAGTATAGCGAAAATATAAAAACAGGGCTTATAGTAACCCCTAAATTTAGAAATCATCATTCAATTCTTTATAAAATACTTCAATCTAAATTAAAAATGTTGGCTGATATTTAAAGAGGTGTATATTGTTTTTACTAAGTTAACGTGCAGCCATAAATATTGTTACAGTAAGCGCGTCCCCCGCGCCCGATGCAACAGTACACCGCCAGAATGTAAAAGCTGTTATATAAGTTGCGTGAAAATAACTGTTAGAACGTGACAAAGTTTTGGTGTCGATTTCGACCCACATAACTTCATTTTCATAATATATGCTAGCTTCAATAACGATACGACTATCAATGGTCATATTACCTGTATATGTACCTGTAATAGTTACGGTAGATCCGTAAATAAAAACGGCATTAGCGGTTGTTTTAGGAAATTCAGTAATTGTGAATTTGAAGGGTGAATTGGATTGATTAATGACAGGAATTGGGTTACCTAAACCAACAGGAAAATTATTTAGTACTAAATGAGAAGATGTATGTAAATTTCCTGATACATCTTGTGTCACTTCAATCATAGAGTTATCAAATGTAACTGGCACTGTATTTGCATTTGTAACATCACTGCCATTTACTACTAAATGGGAAGATGTATGTAAATCTCCTGCGGTATCTTGTGTCACTTCAATCATAGAGTTATCAAATGTAACTGGCAATCGTACTGTATCCGAAACAGCTTCACCGCTCACGGTTAATGATGTAACGACTTCGCCAGATGCCGTAACTCTCATTGGTGTGTTAACACAAGTATCAGTTAATCCATATATCAAGAGACTAGAGTCTTCATTGTTAATAGTAGTAGTTAGACGAAATTCATCGAGTGCGATTGTTGTATGTGCTGTAACATTATCATTGGTATAATTTAAGAATGGATGTGGTATACGACTGGCAAACTTAGTTGTCAACAATACTTGTTCTTGTAAAACACCTGATGTATTAATAAGAGATACCTTAGCAAAGTCATTCTTTTTCAGATTATGAATACTTGAGTGATTTCCTGCATATAATCCAAAAACTTCTGATGAATCATTATCACCGTTTGAATTGTCTGCATATGTAATCCGTAGTTGCGCCTCTGCTGGTGTATTAACCCATAGTCTAACCATATTATAATCACTGATAGCATCATATACGCCATGAAAACTTGAATCTATTGCTAGATCATTTGTAAATGAATTAGCTGTAGACATATAACTGTTTTCGTCACTACTCATATATACTTTAAATATTTAAATATTTAAATATTTAAATATTTAAACCAATAAAACATTAAACCAATAAAACATTAAACCAATAAAACATTAAATATTATGCATCTTCCATTCGAAAACTTTCATCCGCTTTAGATTCTGTAGGTGGCATGTTTGATGATTCCTTTTTATATACAGCCATAACTTTATCCTGTAGTTTTGTTCGTTTTGTTTTTATTTGACTGCTTGATGAATTTTCTACATTTTTCTCTAACCATTCAAAACCTTCATCATATACATCTTTAAGTATTTGCTGATCCCCGTCGGTAAGGTCATTAACTTTATCAATTGAATCTAATACAGATTCAAGATATTCTTCCATATCGTTACGCTCCTTTACATAGGTTTTCGCTTCAGTGTCTTGTTTTCTGAATGTTTCTGCCTCTTTGATTTTTTCTTGCAGCTCTTCTGTTGTAAGACGACCCTTATTATTACTTATTTCTATTTTTCTTTCAACACTTGTATTTGCTTCGGTTGCAGCAACGGACAATATACCATTATTATCAATACAAAATGTTACTTCAATGGAAGCAATATGTTTATTCATGGGAGGAATTCCTGACAATTCGAAGATACCTAGAAGATTATTGTCTCTTGTCATTTGACGTTCACCTTCATATACTTTGATTAATACTGTTGTCTGATTATCTCTAGCAGTACTATAACTTTTAGTAACCTTTTTTGGAATTGTGGATTGCCGAGGAATTACTACATCCATTACTCCCCCACGTGTCTCTAATCCCAGAGATAATGGAGTGACATCTAATAATAATATTTCATTGCAACCTTCTTGTTCTGATAAGGCACTTGCCTGTAATGCTGCGCCATGTGCTACTGCTTCATCTGGATTAATTGTAAGATTTAGTTTTTTTCCGTTAAAGTAATCACTTATAGTATCTTGTATCTTTGGTATTCGTGAACTTCCACCAACCATAACAATTTCAGATATCTCATCTTTATTCATATTAGAGTCTATTAATACTTGTTCAACTGGTGTTAGACAGTTATTGAATAATTTAGCACATAGTTTATTGAATTTTGCACGTGATACGCGCACAGAACAATCTGGTTCACCTATACTTGATAAATCTGCATGTGCCTCGCGTGTTGCAGATAGCTGAATTTTTACAGTTTCTGCAATTGTTTTAATTTTTCTCATTGCATTAGTATTTGACATAACATTTACTTTTGTTTTACTTTCATATTGTTCGGCTAAGTAATTTACTAGAATATTATCAAAATCTTCACCGCCTAAATGAGTGTCTCCTGCTGTTGCCAATACCTTAAATAATCCATGTTTTGGATTAATATTTAATAATGAAACATCAAATGTTCCACCACCCAAATCAAATACAAGAATATTTATAGCCTTATCGTTTTTATTAAGTTTATATGCCATTGCCGCAGCTGTAGGCTCATTAATAATACGCAAAACATTTAATCCAGCCATTTTACCAGCATCCTTGGTTGCCTGTCGTTGAGAGTCATTAAAATATGCGGGAACGGTGATCACTGCACCTATTACAGTTTCACCTGTTGCTTTTTCTGCCACATCCTTTAAATAACTTAATATAACGGCAGATACTTCTTCTGGTCTAAATTCATGTAATTTTTTCTGATATTTAACCTGTATATATGGTTGATTATTTTTATTAATTATAGTATAAGACATAGTTTTAATGTCCTCTGCCGTCTGAACGTCATCACATTTACGACCAATTAATCTTTTAGCATCATATATAGTGTTATTCATATTTGTAATAGCTACATTTTTAGATGCTGGTCCTACCAGCCGTTCTGTTGCAGTATATGTAACATATGAAGGTGTTGTACGAAAGCCTTGATCATTAGGAATAATTATTACTTCTCCTATGTGATTTTGATATGCAACACAACTATTTGTTGTACCTAGATCAATACCAATTGATATACCTTTTTTTGTTTCTGTCATTATATTCATATTGTTCTCAATTTTTTAATATATATTTTAATATATGAAGTTATTTGGTTTTCAACTTAACACCCCTATGATTGTTGTATTAATTGTAGTTGCTCTTTTGGTATTATATGGAGTTTATAGACTTTTCTTTGGCAGTAACAAAGAAGGATTTTCGGATAGTAATAAGAAAGTATTAGTCTTGTATTACTCTCCTAGATGCGGACACTGTACTGCGATGATGCCTGAATGGGACAAAGTAGACAACGCACATAAAGGAGATTCCTTGATAGAAGTAAAAAAGGTGAATTGTGATAAAGAATCAGACAAAGCCGCGTCAGCAGGTATTGAAGGATATCCCACCATTATATTATACACCGGCGGAGAAAAGAATACTTTTACGGGGGACCGCACTGCAGAGGCGCTTGAATCTTTTCTTGTGACTTAAGACCTAACCATTTAACATAGTCTTTATCATTTAAAGGATCTCTATATTCTTCATCTTCTAGTGAATCATCTGGAAAATAACGCTCGGGTTTACCAGCAAGAGCGTAAAGGTTTAATGCAAAAAGAACATGAGTATCATATGCGCGAATCTTGTCTGTTGCCGCGGCCAGAAATGATTGATATACTGCTGCACACACATCACGATGTGTAAAACTCATATTCCCATCCAACCAGTAACAAAAGTCACTGTGACCGATATCACCTCCCAAGTCCCAACTTGCATGGAATCCATAGGACCGTGTACTATCTGTAAGATTAAATCCACTATTCATATCATCAATTGGTTTTATACATTTAAAAGCTTCGTGAAAGTCAGTCATTACTCTCTTCATACCTGTCATTTTTCCTCCGACTGCCTGTGCTTTGTAATCTCATATTCGCGATGAGATTACAAAGTAGATTTTTTTACTGTAAAAGTAGAAGGAGGCGGCCCCAATTTATTGTCGATAACCTTATTATAGTTCTAGTTTTAGCCATTGAACATAGTCTTTATCATTTAAAGGGTCTTTATATTCTTCATCGATCTGGTTCACCCGCTTTATAAAACATGTCCAGTACAAAAAGAACATGTTTATCATAAATACGAATGGCATCTGTTGTTGCTGCTAGAAATGATTGATATACTGATGCAGATAGATCACTATAAGTATAAGTAAAATATCCATCCAGCCAATAACAAAAGTCTGTGTGACTTGAATCTCCGCCCAGATTCCAAACTTTCTTGAATCCATAGGACTCTGTCTTATCTGTTAGATTAAATCCACTACTATTTGCATCAATTTGATTTATACAATTAAAAGCTTCATGAAAGTCAGTCATTACTTTTTGCTCCTTTCATTTTTCTCACGCTTAAATACAATATTACATAGTGCTGGCTATTTCTGTTAAATATACTGATATTAAATGTATCATTAATAAAATAAGTAAATCCATGTCACTTCTTTTATATTCTGTATAGTAATCTTTATTAGAGAGAAGGTCTTGTAGCATTAATGGAGCAATCTCTCCAAATGTTATATACATCGCAATAGTAACAATTGACCATGGTTCACAAAATCCACGAGGAAACATATCAATACCATATGACGTAATAGTACTTTGTCTTTCTTCTCTTAAATGACCTGTACGTCCCTGGAAATTAGGACATAATTCGTCAAAATTTATACTTCCTACTTGAAATGTTTGATCTTTTATCGGTATACTATTGTTTAATAGAACCATGTTAATATTTTGGTATATCATTAAATGTTCAATGAATACAGAAATATCCTTATAAAAAGATGTAGATGCTGAATAACCTGACCAATATTGTTTCCATGAAGTAGCATGTTGTCTAGAATTTGTATCAAATATACATAATTTTTTATCTTGTATATATATTATCATTGCATGACCTGGTATATATAAACCAAACATAAATGTAGTACATTTAGTTGATCTTTTGAGGGCTTTTAATCTATTATTAAAAGCATTTGCTATAATTTTATGTTTATGTGACGAAATGATATTTGATGACGATGTTCTAAATGACATTTCATTATTACCTTCAAATCGTATATATCCACCTAATTCACATTCATCTGTAAGACTTATAGTAGATAATAATACATGTGAATGTGTGTTATTGTCATGAATAACAGGGAAATTTATACTTTCGAATAAAGCTGCACTGTGTTCTGAACCTACCTTATTCACTAAAGAAGAAGGTTTTAAATGGCCATCTGTGTCTATACTATAGTTTAATACTTGTTTTATTGATTTAGTAAACGGTGTCTTATCAAATAAGCGTTTTAATTTTGCCTTGTCTTTTGTTAAATCATCAAATACATTAACTAAATAAGAGTCAACAGGAAGAGTCTTTTTAGGAACTATAAACTTTCCAGTATCTTTAAGAACTGATAACATATCCTTCTTTGGCAGTTTTCTTACTATTTGTTTTAATGATGCTTCATAAGAAGGCAATGGAGCAAACGGTTTACTCACTTTTAATGCATGATCGTATGCAGGGGGAGGAGGTAACTGAACTGATTTACCTGAATTTATTACTTTAATTGATTTAATTGGATTAACCAGGTTAATTATTTTAGATGATTTAACTGGTTTAACGGGTTTAATGGGTTTAACGGGTTTAATGGGGTTAATGGGTTTAACGGGTTTAACGGGTTTAATGGGTTTAATGGGTTTAACGGGTTTAATGGGTTTAATGGGTTTAACGGGTTTAACGGGTTTAACGGATTTAACTGGTTTAACGGATTTAACGGGTTTAATATCATTGCATAGATATTGTATTAAGTTTGTTCGTGTTTTATTACCAGTATACCCTTTTTCAATTGCCATAGCGTAAAGTGCAGGAATATTTAATCCTCCTGTTGCCTTTGTTTTTCCTTTACATGCATTTTCAAGTTCCATATAACAATAATTAATAATTTAATTATTGTTTACAAAGCAATCAATATAATTAAACCCTCAAGGAAAATACACAACAAACTTATATAAGATAATTATTAATTATTTATATCCATATTATTAGTTTCACCAGGAACGTTATGTGATACTGCATCAGTATCATATGATTCTTCGTATTCCGTATAGTTATCAACTAAGGAATAATTGGTCCGATCGTAGGCTAGTTGTGTTTTAAAATAATTAAACTGTTTATCTATATCATTCTCAAAACATATCTTAGACTCAATAATTTTATCAGTTATACGAGAGATAGGTATCCGTGTAAGAGCTCTTTGTTCTGACACTGGTAATGTTTTATTGTAATAAAACTGAGTAATAGTATTAATACGTTCGCTTTCTGGATATCCACAAAAAAATGGTCTGAATCTTCCATTACGGAACAATCTTGGACATAAATCACGCAGTTCTGCGTATTTATTTGTTGTAGCACATATAATTCTTCGATGATTTGCACAGGGACCTTGAATTAGATCCAATAAATCATCAATAGTTAAATCGTTATCATCTATCCCTGTATAATCCTCAAAATATTTATCAATATCAATATCTTCATCTTCATCTTCATCTTCATCTCCATCTTCATCTTCATCTTCATCTTCATCTTCATCTTCATCTTCATCTTCATCTTCATCTTCATCTTCATCTTCATCTTCATCTTCATCTTTACTTTTACTTTTACTTTTACTTTTACTTTTACTTTTACTTTTACTTTTACTTTTACTTTTACTTTTACTTTTACTTTTACTTTTACTTTTACTTTTACTTTTACTTTTACTTTTTTCTATGTCTATATCTGTATCTATGTCTGTATCTATGTCACTACAATTGTTATGAACAGCCCCAATTCGACGAAATTTTATTATTTTATTCATATTCTCATAATGTCTTTTGTCTTTTTCTTGACGCAACACACTTTGAGCACGTAAGGCAAGCAATGCTTTATCAAATTCTTCAAACACAATAATGGCATTAGCAGGATGTGTACTTATATACACTCCAACCCCATCTACATATGTTAGGATGTGTTTACCTACTAAAATATCTCTTAATTCTTTTTGTGTTTTAAAACCTCTCATATCAATTGATATTATATTCTTCCCTAATGCCATCGCAATTCTGTAAGCAAATGATGATTTTCCAGTACCTGGAGGTCCGTACAGACATAGTGTCTCTTGTGGATATTGTCCATTATCTATAAAAAAATCAGGGTCAAAATGAATTTTTTTTAATTTTTCCCATAAAATATCTCTTTGTGGATGAAAATATGTTTTAATGTACTGTTGTTCCTTTTTTTCTAAATAATTATCTTGAAAATATTTTATATTTTTTGTGCTATTTGTTGTCGATGGCTGCAAGTATGAATCTATGAGTTTTATTGATATACCTAATTCTCCTTTTGGTTGTGTCATGTGAACAAAATATGTGTTACGTTTTTTCATAATTGTTTGCTGATGTAATGAGACATCAAATAAATACTTCGTTACATCTCTGTTCATATAAATATTTAATACAGGTATTTTAAGATCAAGTATCTCGATCTTAACATCATTTGAACTAACACCATTATTTACAATAGTCTGTTCTGTATCACGACGTACTTTAATCATGTTAGTTGTCCAAATAATATATCCACGTGCATTATGTTTTGTATCAGTAAAATAATATCTCTTATTTAGTGCAGGTATATAAATCTCACGAAATTTACATAATTGAGGTTTCAATGCAACCTTCGGATTACTAAGTATGGCATATTCAAATTCAAAAAAACAGTGCTTATTGTATCCGTTTAAAAATAAATGGTCTTTAACTAAATGATCATTTATTAAATCAAATTGTTGTAAGGATGATGATATAACTGAATAGTATTGACCAACTATATTTTCTCTTATATATTTTTTACAATACGAGAGATAATAGTTATCAGTAATTCCAATATAACGCATATATATCGGAATGTAATACCAACATATATATATAAGTATAATACAAATTATACTTGTATATTTATTGTATCCGAAATTTAGAAAAGATACATTTACATTTGTTAAATTAATGTTATCCTTTACATTAATTAATGTTTCATTGAAAAAATTAAAATAATAACCATTTTTTTCAAGATTTTTTGCAATATCTTCAATTGCTAATTGTATAGAAGCACAAAAAATTACAGGAAGCCCCCAGATTGTAATAGCTTTATTTGCAATGAATGTGGATATTAATCGCACTACATTATTATTACCATTATTATCTGTATTCATTTACTTAAAAGTATTTTTTCTGATCATTTTTATTATAATAAAAATGATCAGAAAAAATACTTTTAAGTAAATGAATACATTTTTTTTAACGACATTAATATTATTGTTTAAGACATGCGAGGCAGAATACTGTAATGTCAATAAAAATCACTGTGAACAATTGATGAATACTACATGTAATAGCAGGGTACTGACATGCTGCAATTATAACAATTATAATTGTACAACAAGTTGTTGTATTAGTAATCCTTATATGTTTTTTGTTTTGATAATAAGTTTAATATTCACTGCAGCCTGTATATTTCTTATATGGATATACAGTTATAAATCACAATTAAGGTATAATAGAGCTCATTTGCTTTCTATTGAAACACTTCCGCCCGTATACAATACCTTTCCAACCGTACGGACAGAACATGTACCACCTTGTTATATTTCAATTAACTCAGATCCCATTCCAATACCAATCTAGAATATTACTATTTAATTATTATCTGTCTTTAAAGAAGACAAAATGACTGACCTGTGACCTTACTCTTTAAAAGACAAACAGTGCCCATCATGTCATCAACTACAAACACATCAAATGTAATTGCAGGAGGTTCCCTCCTTGAGCGCTCACGTTCCGCTCGTAATACTAATAAACAATCACATGAGGCCTCAAGGGCGGCCAAGGCTGCAAGAATGGAAGTGCATATGGCACGTTTTACAGCTGAACTCCTTAATATAACACGTACAAGTGTCATATCTACCACAATAGGACCATTAGCAGAAGCGGTTGATAATGGACATGATAGTGCTATGATAGATATTTTCTATTTTCCTGCCATTTTAAAGGGAGAAGATGGCGCTCCAAATCAGATGTATGTACCCGAAGCTGCCACATACTACTGTACTCCCACTGAAGACTGTTGTACAGAGAGTACTCCCGTAGCTACGATGCTTCTAGGAGTACATGACTACAAAATCAAAAAGAACTTGCCAGAAAAGTTGCCAGGTGGAAAGACCGTCATTAGTCATGTCAATGAAATCTTGGAACAAGAGCCTATTGGAAGTAACTTGTACAACTGTACACTTGCCATTGAAATTGGAGGTGACCCTAATTATAAGGTTCCAATTAAGGACTCGCGTGGAAGGACTAAACCTGCAAGATGTATGAAGGTTATGCTTGTGTGGGACAATGATTCATATAGCCAACGACGAGCGATGATCGATACAAGACGTGATATGGAACGAGCCTCACGTTCCGAACAAAAGAAGACAACCACCCTCGAGGAGCATTTTGCACAGAAAAAGTCAATGGAAAAGTAGATTCTGATATTGTTATATGTAATGGGACTTGTTCAAAAACAACATTAAATAATACTGAATATATTTATAGGCGATTCTAATCGCCACTTTGTTAGTCATGTTTAATAACTGAATAAGGGAGTTGTTATTCAACTTATAATAACGCTCATATGAGCTCACAGTAATGGTTCAGGGGGAAACTGAACACTTGGCTCCCTGTGGCCCTTACCAACATAGATCCAGCGTCACCATGACATCAACAAACACACCAACTGTATTTACACAAAACCCGCTTCTCAAGCGGTCACAAAAGGCTCGAGCGTCCGCCCAGGACACCCGTCAAGCTGATTACGAAAAGCGTAAAGCTCTTCGCGACACAAGGACTGGCAGACAAGCAGAGCATCT